TTTAGATCACAAACATTTTATTGAAAGAGCAAAACAAGACATAGAAAGAATAATCAAAGGAGCAAATTGCAATGAAAGTATGTAAACGCATTTTAACATTCCTAATTTTACTCTTTAGCTTAATGTTTATAATTGCCTAACAGAGATATTTAAAAATTTAAAGGAGATTATAGAAAATGTTTGAAAAAGTAAATCCAAAACATCCAGATAAAATCGCAGATAGAATAGCTGGGGCTATTGTAGATTTAGCATATAAAAATCAAAAAAATCCAAGAATTGCAGTGGAAGTCCTAATCGGACACGGCAAATGTCATGTGATTGCTGAAACATCTACGCAACTTAACGTGACTGAAGTTAATTCAATCATTGAGAGAATTGCAGGAAATGTTGAGGTCGACTATGTTGAAGTGCCACAGGATATACACCTAGCAAATAACCAAAAAGATAAAATTAGATGTGGTGACAACGGAATTTTTAAAGGTGTACCACTAACTACTGAACAAAAGAAACTATCTAAGATTGCAAGAGACATTTTTAATAAATACACATTTGATGGCAAATATATCATCAATGGAACAAGACTTATCATATGCCAGAGTAATGCATCAACTAATGATTTAAGAAAAGAATACCCAGATGCAGAAATCAATCCATTAGGAGATTGGACAGGTGGAACTGATGTTGACTCAGGTGCTACGAATAGAAAACTTGGCTCTGATATGGCTGATTCTGTTACTGGTGGTGGTCTTCATGGTAAAGACCTATCTAAAGCAGATGTTAGTTTAAACATCTATTGTTTCTTAAAAGCACAAGAGACTGGAGTTCCAGTTGAACTTTGCTGTGCCATTGGTGATGAGTACATTGATAATAAACCTTATGAAGAAATCGTAGCGATTGCACGTGAGTTTATATTTGATTTAGGAGGATTTGAGAAATTCGCTGAATGGGGGTTAGTATAATGAAAACAGAACATATATTGGGTAGATTACAAAGGTTAAATAATTTTTTAGAGTATTTTATCAAGGACAATGCCATTGTCCTAAAAAAAGATAAAGAATTAAGTGATTGCTTGACAATTAAAATTAGTTATGAATGGTATTCAATAGACATAGCTTTTTTAGAATTGTTAGGGAAAGTATTACTTGCAAATAAACAAAATGAAGTGCAAGTATTAGAGCATTTGTTAGAATTGCAAGAGGAATATGCTGATTTGGAAAATAAAGAAGAGGACTCAAATGAATAAAGTAATTTTAATAGGTAGATTAACCAAAGATCCAGAATTAAGGAAAACAGACAAAGGCAATAGCTTTGTAAACTTCCAGCTTGCAGTTTCAAGAAACTATAAAAACCAACAAGGAGATGTGGAAACTGATTTTATTAATTGTCTAGTGTGGGGAACTCAAGCCGATAATTTAGCAAGATACATGCGTAAAGGTAGTCAAATTGCAGTAGAGGGTAGCATTCAAATTAACACAGCTAATGTAAATGGCAAGACCGAATACTACACTAAAGTTTTAGTTAATTTAATTGAGTATTTATCTAAAGCTGAAAACAACAATAATGCTCCAGCTGTAAGTCCTTATGAGTTTAATCAAGAACCTAACGCAAATAGTGGTGGTGTCGGCATAACTGATGAAGATATACCTTTTTAGGAGGGGTATATGGAAATAATCACTTTCTTTGAAAAGCTCGATAAAGATATTTTAATTTTAACGCAAGAGGTAAAACTCTTTCAAATAAAGTTAGATTTTATCATTGATGCATCAGCTCCACAAATGCCAAAGGATATAATCTTTGGAGAAGCAAAAGGAAATAATTTTTTTACAGCTGAAGAACTTTACAATGAAGTTATCAACCTAAAAACAACAATAAATTTATTGCTGAAAGCTCTGGAAGAGCTAAAAGTTATGAAAGATATTATTGAGAAAAACCTAAAAGATTTTATCAAAACAAGTAATGATCTTGAGTATTTAATCATTAAAAATCATTATATTGAAAAAAAATCTTTAAAACAAATTGCTAAAGATACTGGATACTCTTACCCTTACATTAGAGAAAAACATAGCGAAATAAAGAAAAAATTAAGAAATTAACGCAAAAACCTACAAAATACCTACAAAAAACCTACACTTTATTTTTTAAAAGTGTGATAAAATGTAGGTGTGTAAGTATGTAAGTAAGTAAGTAAAAACTTATTTAATTTTCTTTCGTCTTTTTTGTATTTATTAAAAATAAGGATTTTACTTCATATGTTTAGAACCTACTTTAAACAGTAACTTACTTTATTTACTTACACTTGTGTTTTAATTTCTTTAATCTTTTTTAATTCTTGTTTGATTAAAAAAAGAGGAAAGAGGAATAAGCTTTAAGATTAAGTTTATTCCTTTTTTTATTTTAAAAGTTACATATACTTAAGTATATTTTTTTATATATTTAGTTTACTTAAACAAAAATAAACTAATAATTTAATTAAGTAAAGGGGGTTTTAGTTTGAGTAAAAATAAAAAGAATAATACCTCTAAAGCTAAAACTTCTACTAAAAATACATTTTTTAAACCACCTAAATTAACTGAAGAACAAAGAGAAGAATTAGCTGTTAAGAAACCTAATAGAACTAATAATCGTAAAAATAAATATGAGTATTGGCTCACTAAAGATGGCTTATTGCTTTTAGAGTCTTGGAGTAGAGATGGTTTAGATTTACAACAAATAGCAAAGAAAATGGGTATTGCTCCTAAAACTTTATATGCTTGGAGAACTAAATACGAGCCAATTGGTAATGCTATAAAAAAAACACAAGAGTTAGCTGACTTAGAGGTTGAGAATGCTTTGTTTAAAAGAGCTATTGGGTATAACGAAATTGTTAAAGAAGCAATGAAAGTTAAACAAGGAAGCTATGAAGAAATAGTCTATGTTGAAAAAGTTATTCATATTCCTGGAGAAGTATCAGCTCAAATCTTTTACTTAACTAATCGTAGGCCAGAAAGATGGACTAATACACAAGCTCGTAAAGTGCAATTGGCCGAGCCAGTAAGTGCAGCTTTAATCTCTATTACTGAGAACTTAAACCGAATAGAAATAACACCAACAAAAGATGATTTAGTAGATTTATCTAAATATAGGACTAAAGAGGAAAATGCAGATGGAACAACAACAAGCAGTAACTAATGAAACTCAAGCTGTTATTACACCATTTAATTTTAGTGAAAAGAGTTTAGATTTATTAAGAACTAAATCAAGCTTTGATATTTGCGAGGGAACTGCAAGATCTAGTAAAACAACAACACTTACGTTTAAGTTTGGGCTGCATGTGAATAGCTCAAGTCATATGCAGTTTTTTATAGCTGGAGCAACTAATGGTGTAGCAAGGCGAAATGTAGTAGATGAGAAAAATGGTTTTTTGGCATTATTTAGAGGTTGTGCGAGAGAGGGAACTAATACAAGATATGGTAGTCATTTAGTCTTTACTGATACTCTTGGCCGAGAAAAGATAATTTATATCTTTGGTTTTAAGGATAAAGCAAGATGGCAAACAGTATTAGGATCTACACTTGGCGGTGGTATCATTGATGAGATTAATATAGCTGATGTTAATTTCGTTAATGAAGTATTTAGATCTTTAATTGCAGTAGATGGCTTTTGGTTAGGTGCAACACTTAATCCAGATAATCCGGATAAAGAGATCTATACGAATTACATAAACAAATCAATTCCGCTTAAGAAATGGGAACATGATATACCAAAGCCAATTTTAGAAGATTTAGCAAATGCTGATGAAAAAATTAAAGGAGCTATCTATTGGCATTTTAATTTTAATGATAACCCAATAATGACTCAAAATAAAGTAGATTTGTTTAAATCACTTTACCCTAAAGATAGCTTTTATTATGCAAGTAAAATACTTGGCTTGCGTGGTGTAAGTGAGGGAGTAATCTTTAAAATGCTTGATGATAGTTATTTAAGTAAGTCAAGCGAATATATTTATCGAGCTCAAAAAGTCATAATGGATGATATTGAATATCTATTCAAGACTGATGCTTATACTAAATATGTATTTGGAGTGGACTTAGGGGGAAACCAAGAAAAAAAGGGAACACGAATAACATTTACTGGTTTTCATAGGCAGTTTCAACAGCTAGATGTTTTAGGAAGAAAAAAATTAATCAGTGAAGAAGCAGTAGCTTTAGTTGTTGAAATATGCGATTTTATAGAGAAATGGTATAAGCAAGTGCTAACACCAATTAAAATAGATGCAGTTTACATAGATGGCTATGGTG